CTTAAATACCTAAATTCCTACAATTATAATCTGCGAGAAATAAATCGTTAAATAATACAGGGAGATAGGAACCTCCTTTATAAAAGTTCTGTTTTAACTTTAAAACAGGAGCAAAAATGGCAAATTTACCCGTGGATAGAGACAAAAATTACATGAGAGAGATGTGGGGAACATCAAGATTGATTACAGATTACGAAAAAGTACCACCCACAAGAGTGATTCAAGAAGTTATGCATGATCTTGCACCAAAACATGATCTGAAAAAACAGCAAGAACTGCACGAAAAAATTCGTAATGACGAAGATTATGATGACTGGACATACGGAACCGAACCAAATTATGGTTCTTCCTGGAAGTAAGTATAAATAAATAAAAAACTTTTATTCGATGGCAATTCAAAGGATATCCAGATCATTTAAAGATATCAGTTTATCCTTTGAACCTCATCCAGTAACAAAGGATCTGCCAATATTAAAAAATGAAAATGCAATTCGCAGATCAGTAAGAAATATTGTAGAAACTATTCCAACAGAAAGATTCTTTAATTCAATATTAGGATCTGATATTACAAGAAGTTTATTTGAATTTGTTGATTTTGGTACTGCATCAGTAATTCAAAGTCAAATTGAAATATCAATTAATAACTTTGAACCAAGAGTGAATAATGTAATAGTCCAGGTTGACCCAATTCCCGATAATAATACATTTAATGTAACAATTATTTTCGATATTATAGGACAAGAGATACCAACTCAAGAATACTCATTCATATTAGAGGCAACAAGATAAAATGCCTTTCACTAAATTTACAAATCTGGATTTTGATCAGATAAAGACCTCGATTAAAGATTATCTCCGTGCTAACTCCACATTCACGGATTTTGACTTTGAGGGGTCTAATTTTTCAGTATTAATCGACACTCTGGCGTATAATACCTATATTACCGCATTCAACTCGAATATGATTGTGAATGAATCCTTTTTGGATTCTGCAACATTAAGAGAAAATGTAGTCTCACTCGCAAGAAATATTGGTTATGTACCTCGCTCCAGGACAGCAGCAAAGGCACGTGTATCTTTTAATGTACCTGTCACCTCAAACACTTCTGTAGTCACCTTACAGGCGGGTTTGGTGTGTGTTGGTAGTGTTGATAATACCTCATATACATTTTCAATTCCGGATGATATCTCGGCAAATGTGGTGAATGGAGTAGCATCCTTTAATAGTATTGATGCATATCAGGGAACATTTCTTACAAAACAATTTATCGTTGATGGATCATTAGATCAAAGATTTATATTGAATAATTCTTTCATTGATACTTCTACCATTTCCGTTTATGTGAAAGGAATTAATGATAGTGGTGTTGGTGTAGAATATTTTTCTGTTGATAATATTCTTGAAGTAAAATCAAACTCAAAAATTTATCTTTTACAGGAAGTTCAAGATGAAAAGTATGAATTGCTTTTTGGTGATGGTCTTATTGGGCAAAAATTAGAAAATAATTCTGTTATTACCGTAAATTATATCATAACGGATGGAGAAGAAGGTAACGGGGCATCTTCTTTTTCTTTTGCCGGAAGTATTCGAAATGCAGAAGGAGCAACAATTAATATAGGTTCGGTATCCATCACGACAAAACAGTCATCTCAAAATGGATCAGAAATAGAATCAGTAGATTCTGTTAAGTATTTTGCTCCAAGAATCTATTCCTCACAATATAGAGCAGTAACTTCCAGAGATTATGAGGCAATTATAAAAAAAATATATCCAGATACCGAATCCGTTGCTGTTGTTGGTGGAGAAGAACTGGATCCTCCAGAATTCGGATCAGTATCAATAAGTATTAAACCAAAAAATGGAACTTTTGTTTCAGATTTTAATAAACAACAAATTATTAATAAACTAAGACAATATAGTATTTCTGGAATTAATCAGAAAATAATTGATCTTAAACTACTGTATGTGGAAATTGATTCATCAATTTATTTTAATTACAATCAAGTATCGTCATTAGAATCACTAAAAACAAAAGTAATAAATTCATTAACTGAGTACTCAAAATCTGTCGATCTCAACTCATTTGGCGGAAGATTTAAATACAGCAAAGTTCTTCAGATAATTGATAATACCGATACTTCCATAACATCTAATATTACCAAGGTTAAAATTAGAAGAGACCTAAAGGCACTAATAAATCAATTCACTCAATATGAATTATGTTTTGGAAACCAATTTCATATTAATTGTGATGGTTTTAATATTAAAAGTACTGGATTTAAAATTTTCGGAGAACCAGACACTGTATATTTAACAGATGTTCCAAATAGTGATGAAAAAAAAGGAACAATATCGGTGGTAAAACCTCTAAGTGATGGATCAACAAGAGTGGTTATAAAATCTGCCGGAACGGTAGATTATACCAAGGGTGAAATTACATTAGGACCATTAAATATTATTTCCACATCTAAACCAAATGATATTATCGAAATACAGGCATTTCCGGAGTCGAATGATGTTGTTGGACTGAGAGATTTGTATTTAAATTTTAGTATTGAGAAAAGCACAATAAATATGGTAAGAGACGTAATTGCGTCCGGTGATGAAATATCTGGAACGGCATTTGTCAAAGACTACTACACCTCAAGTTATTCAAACGGGAATCTAATAAGAGTATAATATGATACAGACTGGGTTCGAATCTAGAGTTAAGGTTCAACAAGTTATAGAAAGTCAACTTCCAAATTTTATTTTGGATGAAAGCCCAAATACGGCAGAATTTCTAAAACAATATTATATTTCTCAGGAATATCAAGGTGGTGTAATTGATATCGCAGAAAATTTAGATCAATATCTAAAATTAGATAATTTAACACCCGAAGTTATTGTAGATTCTGTCAGATTATCCACTAATATTTCATCCTCTTCCGGAATTGTTACGGTTACCTCGACTAAGGGATTTCCTCAAACTTATGGATTACTCAAAATTGATGATGAAATTATTACCTACACCGGAATCACCACAAATACATTTACCGGTTGTGTTCGTGAATTTAGTGGAATTGTTGATTATCATAAAAATTTAAATCAAGAAGAACTAGTATTTTCTGACAGGGTGTCAAACCCGGAATCAAAGGCTGCCTCTCATAATAGTGGAGCACTAGTACAAAATTTAAGTTCTTTATTTTTGAAAGAATTTTATAAAAAATTAAAATATACTTTCACTCCTGGATTAGAAGAATATGATTTTGTATCAAATTTAAATGTTGGCAATTTTATAAAAGAAGCAAGATCTTTTTATCAATCAAAAGGAACCGATGAATCATTTAGAATTTTATTTAATATTTTATATGGGGTAACACCGCAAGTTGTAAATCTAGAGAATTTTTTAATTAAACCATCCTCCGCAGAATTTATCAGAAGAGAAGTTGTAATTGCAGAAAGAATTTCTGGAGATCCTTCCAAATTAGTAGGACAAACAATTAACAAATTTAATGATGATACAACTAGTGCCTCAATTTCTGAGGTGGAAATATTTACCAGAAATAGTATTCCATACTTCAAAATTTCACTTTTTGTTGGATATGAAAATTTTTCTGCTGTTCTTGGAAATTTTACAATTACTCCAAATACAAAATGTATAACAAATGTTCCTATTGGATCTTCGGTAATTTCAGTAGACTCCACGATTGGATTTCCAGAAAAAGGAGCACTTGTATCTGGAAATAATAAGATTAATTATACTAGTAAAAGTATCAATCAGTTTTTTGGATGTACTGGAATTACATCAGAAATTTCATCAACCGACAATATAAGATCAGATGAAATTTATTTTGGTTATGAAGACGGAGATTTAAGTAAAAAAGTTGAGTTAAGATTTGCCGGAGTATTATCTAAATTCGTACAAGTATCTGATACCTTAAATTTGGACGAGGGGCAAATAATTTCTGTTAAAAATATTGGAGATTTAATCCAAAATCCGCAGAATAATAAAACATAT